AGGCTTGCTTTGTACTATCTGGCCTAGTTACAATTATTCACTTTTTTGCTATACTAAAGCATACTCCACAAGCAGCAAAGAAATCAGATGATTAGCCAAGACGAAGCGCTACAGATCAAAACCGATATAGAAGTGTTAAAAACTTCTACCAAACAATGCTTAGAGGCAACCACTAAAAGCGCGGAAGCATCGGCTAAGGTAGCTGACCAGATAGGCAACTTACTAATCGAAATGAAAGAGCGCGATGTTAGGGAAGAATACCGAACGAAGGAGGTAACAGAGCTTAAGGAATTAATCGGCTTTGTAGATACTCGCATAGCTGACTTCATCGAAACAGAAGCGCCAACCCTCGCAAGAAGTAAACTAAGACATAACACAGTTGATAGTATAATTGCTGGCTTTACTAGTAACGTAGGCAAGCTGTTACTAGGCTTTGTAGTTGTTGGCGTTATGTATTCATTGGGATTAGACCCCACTAAGATGTTTAAATAAGGAGTAGCAACATGCCACACAATAAACGAGGTCAAAGAGTAAAGAATAATAAAAAGCCAATGAAAAAGAAAACTAAATAATTCAATAACTTAGTTAACCATCTTCACCCTATACATAGAGCATCTTAACCGATGCTTTTTTTATGTTACAATGAAAATCAAATAAGGCATTATTAAGGCATTTATGGCTAACAAGACACCAAACAAGACCACGCTAAAGCCCGGTGATAACTTACCACCAAGAGGAAAGGGTAAGAAATCCTTAATGCTTGAGGCTATCAGAAGCGTTTGCGGTAGTGAGCATGAATTCCTTAATCAAGTTATAACTATTGGATTAGGTGACCCTACTAACGAGGTAGCGCCTAACCCCACACTATTAACATTGGTCCTAAATAGAATTGAACCACCATTAAAGGCTATAGCTCCGATGGTAGAGTTTGATTTTAACTCAAGTGCTAAACCTCATGAACAAGCTACTCAGATATTAAAGGCTGTTGCTAATAGTCAAATAGCCCCCGATATAGGCCAGATGTTTATAGCCAGCATTAAATCAATGATTGATATTGAGGAATACACCGACTTAAAAGAACGTATAGAAAGATTAGAAAAGGCCTTATCTGGTGAATCTTAGTAAACGATTAGATATGCTAGAGCCGATGGTTTTAGCGCAGGCCGGAATGCTTGAAACTTCTGTTTATGGTATTGTTGATAGGGTTGATAAGATTGATGGAAAGCTAGTACCTAATATCATTAGGACTTGGCGTGGTACAATAGGGAACATGAAGCCCAGTACAGAGATAGCTACTATTCTATTGATTGAAAAAAACTAGAGCCGATGATATTACAGCACAAGAAGTATAAGTGCATGTTCGGTTCAAGGGGTGGCACTAAATCAAGGATGGCTCAAGATGTAACAGCGGGTGAAGTAAACAGCCAAGGCTCAAAAGTATTCGTATTGCGTGAACGTATGAAAGCTTTAAAAGAGTCTATCTATGCTGGTATAGAAAAGAGCATTAAAGATTTAGGATTAGCTGGCTTTAGGTCAGTACCCTCTCATTGGGAGATTAGGCACAAGACAGGGGGCAAGTTTACTTTCGGCGGTATGCAAAACATTATTGATATGAAAGGCACTAGCAACTATAAAATATTTCTAATGGAAGAAGCAGCTAAGACTAAGCAGAACACTATTGATACATTAGGGCCAACGTTAAGAGACACCCCCGGCGCTGAGTTATGGTGGTTATGGAATCCTGAAAGCTCACAAGACCCAATGAGTAAAGAGTTTATCAATCCGTATAGAGCAGACTTAGACAAGAAAGGCTTCTATGAAGATGAACACCATTTAATTATTAAAGTAAGCCACAAGGATAATCCATGGTTTAAGTGGGACGAATCACTAAGCCAAGAATTAGCCAAAGATGAAATAAAAGTTAAGCAGGGTATTATGTCAAAATCAAGATTCGGTTGGATATGGGGTGACAAGTTTAATGATGATATCGACTCTAGTGTAGTTACAGAGGATTGGTTTGATGCTTGTATTGATGCTCATAAGAAACTAGGCTTTGAACCGTTAGGCGCTAAGATTGCAGCGTGTGACCCTTCTGATACTGGTAACGACCCTTGCGGTTATGCAGCTAGACAAGGTGTAATCTTTACTGACATTACAGAGATTGATGCAGCAGACGGCAACAGGAAGATGGATGAAGCTTGTAAGAGGGCTATCATGTACGGCGTTGATTCATTCGGTTATGATCTGTAGCGCTTCGTCTTGGCTAATCATCTGATTTCTTTGCTGCTTGTGGAGTATGCTTTAGTATAGCAAAAAAGTGAATAATTGTAACTAGGCCAGATAGTACAAAGCAAGCCTCTAGCAAAAACACCCATATTGTGCTTAATACGTTTCCATTCAAATAGTGAAATAATGATATACAAATGAACAAATACAATGATGTATGTGTAGCTGTTGTAAAGTATCGTTTCAGTTTTTGCATAGAATACTGCATCCATCGCCATAGTTAGTTCAAAAACAATAAGTGTAACATATCCGAGTAGAGTTTTATTAACTCCGTAACATTTAAAGACGTACCAATAGGTTAATGTGTATATAACCATGTATCCTAAATAGTACTGAGGGTTAGTTAATACATCAAACATAGAGGAGTATCCGTAAAACTCGACCAACAAAAAGGCTACTAAGAAAGTAGCCTTTTTATTAATGATATAAGCTATTGCGTACAACCCCACTAGTAAATTACTTGCGGTTTGTTCCACCACTACCTTTCTTGCGCTTTCCTGTACCCATAATAAAACCTCATATATTGATAAATCAAGCATCATTATATCACTTACTTACTAACGCCGTTAAGCTTTTCTACAGTTCGTAGAGTTGCTAAGCCTAACATAGCTAAAGTTAACTCCATCATCTGTTCTAATGGTACTGGAATTTCCTCTACATCTTTAAAGAATGTAACTATCAATGGGTTAATGATAAACGCCATACCTAAACCAACTCCACACACCCACATTAAGAAAGGTCTTGCGCCAGCTACAAAGGTGCTACGGCTTGCTGCTTGTACCTTGTTAATCTCTGCCTGTGCTAACTGGGGCTTTTGCATTAATCTAATCTTAACTTCTTCGTGTGACAATCTTTCATCGTCCGAAGTGAATAGACTATCTACTACGTTGCCTATTGCTGTGATAGGCTCTGCTGCTGCACTTGTGAATATACTTGTAAACCAGCTCATGCAATGTTACCTCCTTCGTCAAGTTTACGGGTAGCTATAGCCAAGGCGACAGCGTTGCAAACTAAAGTTCTTCTAAACACGTTAACCCCCTGTAAATCCGTTTGATACAACGCTAGGCCAATCGTCATTAAATTGGTCACGTTGTTTTTTCAATAAATACTTATACCATAAATTTTCATCTTTCATAAACTACCCCTTAACCAGTTCAATGTGCGGCATATCCCACCCGTTAAAATCTGAACTACCAAATTGACCGCCCCAATAGATACTGTGAAATATCTTGCCTTCTTTCTTTAATCGTTTAGCTGTTGTCATTATAACACCAGCCACCATTGATAGGTGATGTTTTGACCAGCTGGCAGAGCCGTTAACATAGGCGTAGAAATCTAAAGCGTTACCTGATTGATGTAAGCTTTTGTTTTTCACTCCGTCACACTTTGACTTTTTATCTAAAAATAATGCTTTCTGGTCTTCTGCTGTTCGTAGGCCAGCATACTGGGGTATACCAAAATCTATCGGGCTGTTTTTAATTGCCTCTGTAAATATAACAATTAAATCAGAGTGTACACCTTTCATTCTTTCGCTGCTTTTACTGCTGAATTGATAACACATTTTTCTTATCCTTAACTTATCTATGTTAGTTATGATTGTTTTCATTTAACCGCTAAGCCCATTCCTAAAAGAACTAAACCAGCCTGCATGTTATCAATCCCTATAACCATTCCTATTCCAATCACCATGAAACCTGCCGCGTATAATGCATTTTTACTCATTTTCATATTCCTTT